AACCGCCATTAAAGATTGTGGCGCATTAGCAGTGGGGTCTATAACTACAGAAAAATCTATTCCTATGTTGGCTATATTACCACTGCCTATCTCTATAGTGTCAGAAAAAGATTTGAATCGGTTCAAATAAGTAGATATGTTGTTTGAAACAACTCCCGGAGTATCAATTAGGTTTGAATCAGAATTGCGGCAAATTGTATATATGCGCGCACCATACCCACTATTATTTTTTACGGCATAACTCCTAAAGACCGATCCAAATTGTTGCGGCATTGACATAACACGCGCCTGATAATCTTGCAATGTCACCGCTCGCATTTGAGAATTAATATTATTAACCGCATTAATTCTAATATTTGCTGGCGTTTCACCAGCCTCACCTCCGCTTGCTTGTTCGGGGTTAGAAACACTTATGTTATTCTCCGTAGTGACCGCTAAAGCTTCATTGGTTGTTCGTAAATTAGTTTTAAAAGTTACCCTTTTATCGGCCCAAACCTCTAAGGTATTTGGCCCAACATTAGTTTCTACGCCGCCGCCCGCCACTCTATAATCAACAGTAATAATAGTATTAGATGGTGCCACACCTAAAGTTTTAGTCTTTAAAAAATTAGTAGAATCTATAGCTACCGCAGTAAACCCCGAAGGCGATCCTCTTAAGGTCGGAGGTAAAACAAAATCTTCCGGATTAGGTATCATATCCTCATCAGAATCTTCTGTCAAGATGCCAGTGCCAAATCTTATAACCGTACTTCCTGCAGCATCTAATTCCTGTACAAACCTTTTAGGAATTTTTTTAAGTCTCATTATATATTCTGCACTTGAAGTAGTTGATGGATCAGTATTTACATCGCCAGTAAAAATTGTATCAACAGCCAAACTATCTACTTGAAAATACTCACCTCCATCAGTAGCGCTAACAGAAACTATTTCTGTAATATTTCTATCCGGCAGCTTTATTTTTAAAAACTTAACAGGGTCATTGACAGAATATTGAAACTTTTTAGATGACCCTGCTACAGCAGAAACACCACTAACTGTAATAGTGCTTGTTCCACCCGATTCTTTATAAGTTCTACGCCGCGCATCCGAAAAATCTACATCCTCCAATATTTCAAAAGATACGACTGGATTAAGGTTTGTAAATACCTTACTACCTTTTTGTATAACTGTTAACTGATTTGCAGACGTTGAGGTAGTAACGACCGAAGTTAGGGATAAATTAGTAATCGCTGGAGTTGTTTTGCGAGGTTTATAACCATATGCTTGAGCTAAATTAATAATATTTTTTGTCTCAATAGCTCTATTAATAAAAGTTTCATTAACTTGTTTATCAATATTATAAGATAGAACATCTCCAACATAAGCCATTAAATCTAAAATAGCCATACCACCAGATGCATCATTAAAATCTTGAAATTCATTAGGAAAGTATCTTTTTACATAAGCAATCAAATCAGATTTAATACTATCAAAATCTTTTGACATATAACTTATGTCTTTTGTTCTATTTGTTGGCATTCTTATTCTCTTATCTTAGATTAATACTTTATCCATCACTTATAGTAAAACCAATTGTATCGCTTACATTATTTGAAGCAATAGTATAAGACATAGATACTCTTATTTGATTAGGGTGCAAAGAGTTATCCATTTCAGAGTCTTTAACGACAATATTATTTACTGTAATAAATGGCATCCATCTTTGGATGGCCGACCTTATTTCAGACTCTATTAGCATTTGCATTTCTTCAACATTAATGTTTTCAAATAATTGACCAGCTAAAGTAGGAATATTAGTTCCCAAATCTGGCTGTATTACTCTTTCACCTTTGCTTGTTAAAATTAAAGTTTTTATATCTTCTTTAATTGCAGATTGCGTAGTCGTGTTACTTTGAAAGAATCCATTATTATATGCTCTTAATGGAAACTTAAAATTAATATTACTTGGATCGACTCCAGCAAACTGCTCACTTGCACCTAAAGTTCCTATCGTATAATCGCCAGCAATATCCGGAAAGTTATTATAATTTACTCTTTGGCCCGGTATAGAATTGCCCGGACTTGGAGAGTCCAATGGCTGTTGGCTGGATCTTGGTGATATACTTACGGCTTGTGGCATTTATTATCTCTAATTAACAAATTGATTTTCGCTCAAATACTCTGTTACTCTATTAAATATCATATTAAGTTGTTCTTTTTGCTCATTAAAGGCGTCTATTAAATCTTCAGTATTATTATTTACATTATTTGTTTTTATGCCAAGGTCAGTAAATTGCACTGAGCCTTGTCTTTGAGCCCCTAACATAGCCCTTTCTTGTGGCCCTATGCCGGCCGGTATATTAGGTTGAGTCGGAGCTTTGGATATTTCTACTGGTGCAGTAAATCTTGGATTTTCAGTTCCGCCAATAATAGCCTCAAAATTTATTGTTTGTTCTCTAGTTCTAACTCGTCTTCGGGGTGGCGAAACTTGCCGCGGCGGCCTCGCCACTTCTTTTGTAAAACCAGGAATTTTAATACTCTTATAAACAGGCTGGGGTGAAGCGCCAGAATGGGTTGGTAATTTTGTGCCAGTCCTAATCCTTACTGTCTTATCAGGTACGCTTATAATTTGAGGGGCTTGCCTCCGAAACACTGCCGGTTGTATATAAGTATCCTGTGAAGTAACAGTTTTTTCTAAATCTAATTCTATTTTAGGTAGAGCGTGTTCATGCTCAATAAAAGCATTTAATAAAGTTTGAACTGTTATTGTTAATCCAGTTATACCATCTAACATAGATTGCATTATTGATAAATTTGTTTTATGCCAAGAATTTAATTTCTCACCTAATACTTGACTATATAAGGTTGTATTAAACCCATTATTGCCGCCGGCTACATTAAAAATCTGATCAGCTTCATTAAAAATCATAGCGCGCGGCAGATTCTCTAGATCTCCAGACCTTTGTTCATCTGATGGAGATGCAAAAGTAAAATCACCTAATCTTTTTACGCTTGTATCATAAAGGTGAATAGTTTTAGTTCTCGTTTCTCCTATGGAGGGGTTGGCTCCAGTTAAAGGCTGATACCCTATATTATCACTCGTAGTGTTTAAGTCATTATTTAATCCTTGCTCTAACACGCCTGTATAATTGTTACTATTAAATGAATGCCTAATGTACGTTCTAGATCTACCTTGTTGTATAACATCACCATAAGTTGCTTCAATAGACACGTTTTCAAACTCGGCGCTGGGGCTTACCATATTGATCTTGTTATTATTTCTTAACTCTTCTACATCAAAACTAAATCCATATCGCTCTTCGGTTGAGGAATAATTTTCAGGATTAGGGATATTAGAATTTGTTTTCCAAGATTCAGCTAAAAATAAGTTTGTAAGAGCACTTTCATTTACTCGTCCAATCCAATAACCTTTAGAAGAATAATTTTGACTTTCATTAATAACTAATACTTCTTCACCAACTTCCGGAATCATTATATTATGAATAGGGAAAAATGGAGCATACCACCTTTGTTCTGTTACTGCATTAGGGGTATCTGTATTAAAGTCATCACCTATTATTTTTATATTCAAGCTATAGGGCGGCCTAATAACCCCACCAATGCCATAAGTGTTACGATTAAAATCACCTTCAATAACAATTCCGCGCGACAATAATATAGATTCATTATTAGGCTGAAATGTATCTTGCGAAGAAGCGTAGGTGTCACTTATAAACTGAACGCCTCTATTAAATTGATTTTTTACATTTTGCCTACCCGCTAATGTTGTCGCCATTATTATCTACATCCTTTATTTCAATACCAACAGCTTCCATTGTTTTCTCAAGATATAAAATTTCCTTACGAGCCGCCGTTATTCTTTTTAAAACTTTATCTAATCCGCCTAACAAAACAGTATAGTCGGCTAAAAGCTCCGCGTATCTTTCAACCATCTCTTTTGTTTCTTTTTCATTCATCTCAACCTATAAAATCTTCTTTAACACTAAAATAATCCAATTTTATTTTCTTTAACGACTTTGTTATTTTACGGCTCGGTAAATCTGTTGCCTCTCTAATATAAA